TATTAGGTCATAACCTGAAAATATTCTTTGATAATCTAAAAGAGCTTGTGACAAAACATCAGATGTTATTTCTTGAGCTGTGACTCTGTTGATTAAAGACTTATATTGTAAACTACCACCACAATAAAATTTACCTTTATTATTTTGATCAATATCATCGTTAGGGTCGTTCTGAAGGTAGTTTGGGTGTTCAGCCAAGGAATAGGTTGCTGGTGAACTCAACGGGGCTAAAAAAGTATTATCTGTTGTTGTTTGAGCGGGACTACCGGCTTGTGTTTGTTGATTGTTGTATTCATTATTTATTTGTTGAGTGACGGAACTGATATCAAAATCATCATCAAGTTCGGCGTTATTACACGCACAATCACAAGCGTTACATTCTGGATAAGATATCATTGGTAATCCGATTCTTGGAAATCCTTTCAATCTTATTATGAATACTATTACAAACGCAAAGAAAACCAAATACAACGCTAACTTAAAAACGGCCTGTAATATTTGCCAAGCAGCTCTAAGAATTGCACCTATATTCACTATTGGTCCACCAGGAATTGCCGCAGCGGCAGTTTCAAGTGCTGAATTTATTGCGTCTATAGTTTCACGAACTTGGATATAGAGAAAATATATACACAGAATAACTAAAACCCACTTAATAACAGGCCATATCCAAGCTACAAAGTGAGCGACAAAAAGTAGAACAAGTATTGGAAATGTGAGTATGTTTAACAACAACATCCCCAAAAAATAAATAAAATCAAACTTTTGTACTGCATCATTGACTGGAAATGGATTGCTTGTTGATATACATTCTCTGTCGTCAATTTCTTTAATACCTAAATGTCTTGCTTTCCAAATACCATTTTTGTATCTATCCAAGAACATGGCCGTTGTGTAAACTTTATTATAGTTAAATTCATAAAATCTGTCTTCACAATTAATTGCTTCTTGAATCATAGACGAATCACCATAATCGTCCCAATCCAAACTAAAAGCATAAGACCTTAAAGAGTCATAAGTTGCCTGATCATAAAACGTGAATTGGAAATCTTGTGTTTGGGTTGTGTCAACCGCAGTAGAATTTATCCCTATCACTGAACCTGGTGAGTTTATAGGAATTGATGTTAAACTACCTGTGTAAGGAACACCGTTTATTGTTACCGATACGTCACCTGTATTAACAAAAGATTGAAGAATAAGTCCCCCTGTTTGTGCTGGTAAAACTAATGCGGATGGTTGACTTGTCGTTGTACCCGGTATTGATACAGAGTAATTCAAAGGTACACCCAAAGTTGGGTCTGCATTAGGTGTTGTTGATGCCCAACCATATTCTTTGATGTTCGGAACTAAAAAATTAGCTCTTAAGACATCGCTTTGAGCTCCTCCATCATTTTGCCAACTAATTTTAAATCTATATTTTCCTTTAGTAGGTATACCAACTGTTGGGTCTAATGATATAACTTGATTACCAAATTCATCAGTAGTTATGTAATCCAAATTCATAGGTACTTTTAAAAGATAAGTTCCGTCCCCGTCTATAACTTTACCCCCTTGTTCAATTTGATATTCTTCCAAAATAGGATAACCATTACCATCAACAGCAATAGTTTGTCTGACTGCGGATATTCTTCCTTGTCCTGCCTTTAATGAACAAAAACTACCGGCAGCACTTGGTACTCTACAGGTAGTTTTAAGTGCCTGATCATCTTGGGTTGACGCTATTGACCCCATGAATACAGCACTTGGTTTGATTGTTAAATTGATTTCTTGTGAAAGATCAAAATCTTGTCTTGTGATACCAATAAAACAAATATCAGGTTCACCCCAAAGGGGTTCAACATTGACTTGCTTAACTAAAGTAATAATTTGTGGTAATTCATTTAAATTGTTTGAAGATTTAAATTGTGATCCATTAAATTGGCTTTCAACTGCAAAACCACTATCTATCAAGTCTTGGGGTGTCAAAGAAAAACAACCGATATTGGACAAGTCAAGATTTAAAACCAATGTTTGTTGCCCTGTTGGTACTCCAAAAATCATGAAGTCACCACTTTCGTTTGTAGTTACAGTATATTTATAATACTTATCGTAAACTTCTATTATAGATTTTTCTAAAATTACCTCATCCCTATCGAAAAAACTACCTGTAGGTACGTGGCCAGGATACTCTGGTGATTTAGGTAGTAGATTGTATTTATACCCGTCTTCATTTCTACTATTTAATGTTTTATAGGGATATAATTCACTAATTATAGGATTTAATTCATCTTCATTAGTTAACGGTATGAAGACAGATAATTTAGCATTTGCTAAACCGAAACCACCATTCACAGAAACCCTTCCAGCAATTACCCCGTAGTCTGAACATCTTCTTTCATAAACTTCGGCTTGTGTTAACTTTAACGATAAAATTTCTATAAAATCAAAATCTTGTTCGAACTTCAAATTTACAGCTTTATCAACACCTATATTGGTTCTAATTCTATATGAATGTGGCATTAATTTCTTTTCTTGATAAATAGTTTATTTCCTATTTTAGAAAAATAATCGTTTTATGAGAAAAGGAAATTATCAAGAGAATGTAACTGTAGATAAATTGACCACACTTACTCTAATATCTTTATTTGGGAATCTTACTTGGTAGATTTGAGTTGGTTCTGCAAAGATAGTATCTGAAATAAGTTCAATCTGTTTTGTCGCTTGATTTGAATATGGTTGTGAAGTTTGTGATGATGAATATTGTCCTCCAACTTTATTAAAAACTTGAATATCAGATATAGACAACACCCCGTTTTCTGTTTGAATTTGTCTTCTTAGTTCAGATACATTAACGTTTTGACCTAGTTGTCTTGATGTCGGTGACATATATGTTGATACTATGTCAACTATTTTTGCAATAATTGATCCTTGACTTTGTGATGAATCTAAAACCACAGATATGTCAAACCCTAAATCAATAACATTAGCACTTTCTACAGAAACATAATCATTTATCATTCTATAATTTGACAGGTAATTAGCGATGTTAGTTTTAAGTGCGTTAGGTACAATAGATGTTAACGTTCCGTTAGAATCGTAAGATAGAAGTTTGATTTTTATTTTATTATTTTCTTCAACTATCGATACTTTAGATGGTGCTCCAAATTGGGAAGGCATGTTTCTTAATATTGAATCATAGTCATTAACTGTAACCGCTCTGTTTTGAGCTGAAAAGTTGAATGAAACAAAGTTTCTGATTTCTTCCAATGTTGGTGCTCCCGCCCCACCAACCGCGGCTATTGGGTTTGTACAACTTAGGGAATTAACCACACTTGTATTTATGTTTTCAGATGGACCGTTTACAAAAAAGTTGCTTCTCTGAACTTGTGTTATAACACCAATTCCAACATTACTTGCAACACCACCCCCAACTCGATATTGTATAAACAAGGTTGAATTGGATTTTAAAGTGTTTCCTAACCCTAAATTATTAACATACTTATTTATGTTTATTGATTGTCCGTTCCTTGCAAATTCACGCAATTGATCTTCTGCGGAATTATTACCACCACCAAATGTAAGTTTTAAAAACCCTTGGGGTGTATATTCTGTTATAAACTTGTCACTTGTACTTATATATCTACCAATTTTTATTCCTGGCGCGTCAGAAGGTTTTGTTGGGTCTTCAACAAAAACTCTGTCGTCAACAAGAGCTCTTACTTCATACCATCTACCATTTGGTGATAAAAACTCTTGATCCGAAGGAACGTTACTATATTGTGAACCATCTTTAACAATAACACTTGTAACACCTAAAACATTTCTTTCGGGTAAGAAAAGTTCAAAAAATGGTCTTACATCATTAGGGGTAATTACTCTTTTGAAAACTTTGGTTAAACCATTTAACACAACTTCACGTTTAGTTACTGTATAATTAATTATCGTACCATTTGCATCAACGTTAGGTCTAACAATTCGGGAATTAGGTTGTCCTTCGCCATTATATTGCGAAGAAAAATCAATATCATATACCGTTTCGAAAGACTGTCCAGCACCGTTGACTTGTGTTCCACGTCTTAAAATACCACAATATCTTATATCTTCTTTGTCACCAAAGGCAGGAACAGTGATTGAAAAATCAACCAAAGATATCGAAGGTCTTTGTCCCGGTATTTTTAATCCGTAGGTTCTAGCGATATTAAAAAGTGATGTTTTTTGTTGAGCGTACTGTAAAACTGTTTCTTGGATACTCCTATCAATTTGAAAATTAAGGTTATCCGCGACCGCAGCATTCAAGTCCATCAAAACTGAAAAAACAGATGCATCATTAAAGTTTTGAATTAATTCAGGATAGTAAGTTTTGACGTAGTTGACTAATTCAGTCCTTACTCCTTGGAAGTCCCTTACCGTGTATGAAATTTTCTTTTCTGCCATATATATTAAATATTCAAAATAATGAAATCAGAACTATTGAACGAATCTGAAGTTATTTTGTAATCAATTTTAACTCTTGCCGTATGTTCTTTTTGTGATATGTTAGGTACTGTAAATTCTCTTTGATCATCACCATTTATAAACGTACCTTTATTTTCTTCATCCATGGATGCGTCTGTAATTGTTATGTTTGTAATAAGTACCCCCGGCATAAATTCTTCAACAGAGTCTCTAATTTCAGCTTCTATTTCAGCAAAAGTTGGTCCATCAAGTGGTTCGAAAATATATTCATACAACCTTGTTCCGAAATCAGGTAAATAATACCTACTCCCTTTTCTGGTCAATAATAAATGAATAAGGTCCGTTCTAACTTCTTCGGACGCATAGTCAGTCAAGTCTAAATACTTCCCATCAAAAGAATCTCTAAAGGGGAAGGTTATACCATAAGTTATACCGTTTGCCATATTCAATAAATATACTATTTGGGTTTTTTATATAAATAAAAAAATCACTGATTTCTCAGTGATTTTCTTGTAAGGTCTTTGTACCTTTTTTATTTCTTGGGTCATAAGGACAATGTAAACAACCTGAACCACAACAACTACCTCTTCTTTTATGATAAGATTCTGTCATTACCATCCTACCTTGATTATCATAATAAAAATCTGTAGGAAGAAGTTTAGGTGTTATAAATTCTTTTACAAACAGTTCTTGTACCCAATCTTTAGATGCCCCAACATTCATAACTTATACTATTTCACAAGCTCCACCGGCACATGCGGCTTCACCACTTAAATTAGTATTATCTTGTAACTCGATAACTTTAGTTAAATCAACATCTGATAAAGTTTTGATTAATCGTTCAAAGTCTTCTTGTGTACAATCTTCAAATGGTGCTTGAGTATATGTTCCACCGTTGTAAGGAAGAACTGAAAGTCCATTGTAGAATTTTCTGTTACTCCACATCCAATCACCAACTAATTCCCATTCATCTTCTTTAATTGAAACTGTTGCAGATACATTATGTGAATTTTGACCACCTCTATGTCCAAACTTAATCCATTCTTGTGATACTTTCTTTACACGTTCTAACATTTGGAATACAGACTCGTGACGAAGAATTGACCCTTCAGGTGCTTTCTGTGGAATTGTAATTACTGCGGTATCATGTGGTCTGAAAAATTCATCTTCAACTAACTCAGGGTGGTTAATTGCCAAGTAAGAGTAAATCGCCTCATTTTTACCCACACGAATTCTTCGCAAGTAGTAGTCGTTATGCCATGCGTGAATACCTGAAGATGTACCTAAAACCAAAGATGATGTTCCTGATGGTTTAACTGTAGTTGTTCTTGCTGCTTTATTAATTCCGATGAGATTTGCAACACGTTCGTTTTCTTCTTTAACCGCAACTGCCGCCGCTTTCATATCATAACCCAATACAACACCTGAACCGATACCTGTCATACCAACCCCAATAAGAGCGTCTTTTTCAGTGGTTCTTTTCCAAACATCACGAAGATAATGGAAGTCAGTGTATCCCGCTTGAAGTGTTCCGATAAACGCAGCTCCTTTAACTCTTTTTTCAAAATCTTCTTGAGACTCAATATCAGAAGCATTTACCTCACACAAGTTACAGAATTGATATGGGCGAAGACCGATCTCACAACATGGGTTTGTTCCCCAATCTTTGTCATTTGACAAATAGATACCAGGTTCCCCTGCCCCTGACAATTCAATTCTTTTCCAAAGATCCATAAAGTATTCTTTGGTAACTTTGTGACGAAGTAAAACCGCTGAGTTATTCGCCCTACCTCTTTGTGGATTTGATTCCCACCAACTTCCTGATTTACAAGAAATCATTTCATCATCATCAGCAGAAAATAATGAAATCAAAGCCGCTCTACGAATACCACCTGCCAATACCGCATCTGCGATATGACAAACGATGTCGTGGGTTTCAATAGGTGAAAGTTTTTCACCGTCAACTTTGTTTTCAAATACTTTAGTAATGTTATGAATACAATCTTTTAATGGTTGAGGTCCTGGTGCTTTTCCGCCTGAAGTAACCAACAACGCTCCTTTCTGACGAATATCAGAAAAATCAAATACAGGAGTTGATGATTTAACACCTAAGTATGATTCGATCAATACTTTGATTGCGTCAGCCCATCCTTCAATACTATCACCAATCAAGTATCTTCTTGTTCTACTTGGGTTTGGTCTTTTGATTTCAGGAAGTTTTTCTACGTGGTGTTTTTGAACTGAAAATCCTACACCAGTACCACCTAACAATAGAAACATTGTTTCTGAAAAAGCGTCAGGGTGGTCAATTGGCATGTAAGCACAGTTATAAACTCGGTTTGGTGAAATTTCAATTGGTTTTCCACCGAATTGTAAAGACCTCATTGAAGGAAGGATTTTTTTATCGTATACCATTTGATAAACTTCTTCAATTTCGTCTTTGATTTGTGGGTATTTTTTTTGGTGCATTTCTTTGTTTCTTGTCACCAATTCTTCCCACGTTTCTCGTCTGTTTTTTTCAGGGAGAAACTTAGCGTATTTCATGTACACTGTAATGTCACTTAATATTCTTTGTGATATATCCATTTTTAAAAAAATTTAATTATTTTATTTTATTCAGATTTTTGTTTTTGTTCTCGTTCTTTTCTTTTTTCAAGTAATTCTTTTACTCTTTGTCGTTGTCTTTCTTCTTTTTGTTCTTCCAAACCGAGAAAGGTTGTTGTTGATTCTGTATCTATATCAATCATTGCATTATCAAATTTACAATTTTCAAAAACCACACCATCATCCCCTATACGGGACTTGGTAATTGCAATTGTGGCTAACTTCATTTCTTTTTGTTGTAATGTTTTGGCTACTGATATAATTACGTGTCCTACTTGTGCCTTTTTAATTGATCCACCCATTTGATCGGTAGTTACAACTTCTGACGATATAGAAGATCTATTACCTTGTGTTGCAGTCCACCCAACGATGTTCAATTCGTGACACATTGCTTCAAATCCTCGCATTACAGAACCTTCACTTTTCCATTCATCACCCAAGTTTTTATCAGGGACAATACAGTCAATATAATCTAAAACAACCATATCAATTTTAACACCATCAGCGATCATTTTTCTGATTTCGTTTTTGATTTGTAACATTGTTTTAGTATCAGACGGTAACTTTTTCAAAATTAATTCGTTTGGCATAGTTTCTTTAATTTCCTTAACTTTTTGCATTACTTGGTCTTTTTTTTCTGACAATTCGTCAGGATGAATCTTTGTCCATAGTGTAAAATGTTTTCTTTGAATAACTTTTGGGTTGTCTTCAAAAAACACTTGTAAGACATTAAAACCTAAATTAAATGCGTGGTTCGAAATTTTGGTCAGTACTGTTGATTTACCAACACCTGTAGGTGCTAATATAACACCAATTTCACCTTTTGCCAAACCACCTTTCAGAAGTCTATCGATACCAGGTATTCCCATAGGGATTGGGTGTCTATAATCTTCTTCTAAGACTTGGTCCAAGTTTGAAAACACATCCATCATACTTGTATCTTTTGTACCGACTAAAAGTGCGTCCCTTACTAGTTCTTCAAGTGTGTCATAGTTTTCAAACTCACCACCATCTATAATTTTTTGAGCCTTTTTCATGACTTTCTGTAACTCTTGTTGTTTACAGAACTTCAAAGCTTTTTCTTGTACAAAATCGACCCCGTCGATAGGTGCATCCTTAATTTTTTTAATCGTGTCCAAAACGATTTTGACCGCAGTTTCTTGTTGTAATTCGGATTTGGCAACTTGTTCTAATGTATCAAACGATGGTGTGTGATCATATTTTTTATAATACTCCTTCACCATTTGAATGATTATTTTAAAGTACTTATTTTCAAAATAACTATTTTCAATAACGTCAATAATTGAATGAGAAAAGTCTTTGTCTAAAATGATTTGATTTAGTAATTGAATCTGAAAATTATTACCGAGATATTCAAAATTTTTGTTTGTCGCCATATTTTTTTCTTTCTGTTAGTAATGATAAATACTACTAATTTTGAATAAATTGAGGATAAAAATAATTAAATTTTTTACCTGAAAAAATGTCAGTAAGGTCACTTAGTACCTGTTTTAACCTTGGGCGTAAATCTACAGTATATCTTACCTTTGGAGGGTATACTTTAGCGTCAAAGGTTCTCTGACAAATTGTCATGTTTTCTACCTTAATATAAAGGTTAAAGTTTTCTTCACCATCGGTTATTGATGTGTTTAGAACTTCTGGATTTTCCGTTATTTCATATTGATTTTCCAACATGTAGACAACGGATCTCATTTTCAAATCATACTTAAGTTCATTACAAAATGTTCTTATGTAGTTGAAAAATTCTTCTGATTTGTGGGCATTTTTATTAAACCCTTTCACATTAAAAAATCTTTGTACGACTATGTTATCATTACACATCAACAAAAATTCTACTTTTGTTACTTCTTGTTCTTTCATTTTTACTTTTTTGTTCTGTTTCTAAATTTTGTTTTTTCTTTTCTTGTTAACTTTAAAAATGGTTTTAAAAAATTTACCCAAGCGTCATCATTTTTGGGGAGGTACTTAAAAAACCCATCTTCCATCATCATCCTTATTAAATTTCTATACCCTCTACCGTCGGGATCCATCGACTCTGAATAGTATAATTTAACAAGTTCTTTACCTTCATCAGTAATAAGAGGATTTGACAAATCTACAATTTTTTCATTTACTGTAAAAAATTCTTCACCAAATATTCCTTCTTTTGTTTTACCACTAAGTAGATTTTGTATTGCAACATTCCCTTTTTCCTCTGATAACAACTTTTCAGCTTTAGTTAAAATATCGGTATATTCAACTTTACTTTCAAGTATTTCTGGAAATAACTTTATGAATGTTTTTTCACCCAAGTAAAAAATACCATCAATATTATCTGAAATATCACCTGTAAGTATCTTGTATGTTTTAATATTAAAGTGTGGTATTTCAGCATCATAAAGTTTTATTTTGTCACCATTTTTATAGTATTGTTTTGTAGATGGGGAATAAATTGTAACGTGTTCAGAAATAAGTTGAGTCAAGTCACGGTCACTTGAAAATATTGTTTTTTCTTCGTCATTAGATATTTGACAGTAATAAGCGATAAGATCGTCAGCTTCAGATCTATCTATTTCTAACTGTCTAACAAACATTTCTTCAAGATACTGTTTTACTCTTAACTTTTGTACCCCAAATGACTGTTCTTTGAAGTCTTGCTCGTTTTTTTCTTTTCTATTGAGTTTATATTTGGGATAAATAATTCTTCTTTCTGATGAAGATGTTTCACTATCCCAAAAAACAACTACCTTGTTAAAGTTTGTTTCTTCCAAGAACTTCCTAAGTGTATTCAAAAAATGCCAAATACCACCAACGTGTTGTGTCCCGTTAAAAAAATCTTTTACTCCGTGGAATCCTATTTTCAATAGGTTATTCCCATCCACCAAAAGTGTTTTTGTCATTTAAAAATAACTTAAATTGTTGTTACTCAGTTTCTTCTTTTTCTGTTTTCAGATCAAAGTCACCATCTACTCCGATAATATCCTTCCAATAGTCAGCGTATTCTTTTTTATACTTTTCTATTGATGCCTTTTCTTCTGTTGTATCTTTACCCGGTAAAAATCCGTGTGGAGTTACAATAATTCTTCCGTCTTCAAAACCAAGACCATTAATGTGGTTTTTCATAACCGACACTTTTGTTCTTGAAGCGAACTTCACAGTTCTCTTATCTTTTGTTGCCGTGATCTTTGTTGTTCCCGCACCTTTTTGATTACCAAATAAGAATACCAAAGAAGAGTTTAACCAAATTGCTTCACCACCTTTTGCTTTGATCTTAGGTTGAC